AACAACCTGTGGCTGCTGTAGCTGGGCCGGCGCCAGGGTCATTCACTGAGCTTACACAATAATTAAAATCATAATTATTATTGTTAGGGTGGTAATATGTCTGTGGGCTAGTTCTACGACCACCTTTTAGATTATACTTAGGAGTTTGAGAAGCATTATACCAATTAGTAATATAATAGTCTGCATCATGACTTATTGCAGCTGATGCAACATATCCAGTGGGACTGCTCGCAGAAAGATCACTTAGAGCATCGCAATGTCTTGTAACGTCAGAAGAAGAATGAACGTTCGCACTATAAGTTATTAGTGTGAGATCATAGTTGTATGTAGAAGTTCCGCCGTAATATCCAGTAGCTACACGTATACTATCAGTATCAGAATCTACGACAGGGTGTGCTCCATATCTATACTCAGTACCGGTATAATATGATGGGTTAATTGTATAATGTACATTATATGTACTAGAAGAAGGTGTAGATGTACTATAGTTTGTAGGGTAATAATCATTATATGAACTAGAGTTAAATGCATCAAAAGATTGTCCAAATCTTTTTAAAGTTGTAGGTTTGACTGCAATAGTCCGGCTACTACTACTTGTTCCTGATAGCTCTGTAAAATATGTTACTATATTATATTTTACATTACTTACTGCATATGTACCTCTAGCACCAGGGTCGTATTGGCCGGTCCATCCATAAGTATAAGAATAGGTACCATCGGCATTGTAATCTTTAGTTGTATCAGTGAAGTTATCGTAATGATGCAAGTAAGTATGAATTTCTGGAAAATCGTTTCGATCTCTTAAAAGATAAAAAAACTTATTTTGAGTGTTGTAGAAATTACTTGCAGAAATAGCACCACTGGTAGGTATAGTGGAGGTGGATCCATTGTCCTTTACTAGAGATCCATTTCTATACAAATCTCCAAACGATATAGATCCTGATGGGCCTGTACCATATTCACCTTTTATATGTCTAAGAGATATTTGATAAGAAGAAGATGGAGGAATAAACGCCATATAAATACTCCGGTATTTTTTAAATATTTATAAGGATGATAAAATGGCCGTGTATGAGATGTGGGAAGGTTCTTATATTGTAGGCGACATGAGCCTATTGTTTACATCGGAAGAAATTGAACAAATAGATAATTTAACTAGAAAATCAACAGGTGGTAAGCATGAAGGATGTTGGGCTTTTAGCAACGGTGAAAGATTTATAGTATATAATTTACCTAACGGTGCTTATACTGGAAGTAATAATGTTGATTATGTAATTACTTCTGGAGTCATAGGTATTAGATCTACTCCCCCACTTACTGAGCCTTCCTTTGAAAGCAGAGATATATTTGAAGTAGAGAAGACAGAAAATAGTATAATTATTGGTAGTATGATTACTATACCTATCTAGCTCTTTGTAATTTTTTTATAACTTCGTCTATTCTGCCTTGCCAAAAAGATGAAACAAAGGTTCTTAATACGCTTAAGAACCTTACAATCTCCTCAGCACTCATTGAAGTTTCATTTCTTTCTTAACCAAATAGATATATGAGTATGCATTAGGTTTAGTAACACCTAATTCTTTTTGAACTAGTTCAATAATGCTCTTCTCGTCTTTAGTATCTTTATACTTGTAATAAAGCTCACGAGCAACTGCGCGTTTGCCCCCTTTCTTAGTTACAGGTAGTTCCTCAACAGGAGACTCATCTACAAAAGCATAGGGTCCCATAATATCAGTAATACGATCAATACGAGAATTAGCTTTCTCTATAATATCTTTAATAACAATCTCACGGCTATTCACAAGATCCTCCACAACAGATAGTGCGTAAATATACGCTTTCTTACAATTTAATAATGGTTTTATACCATGCTCTACTAAGATAGAATTAGCAGCACCTAGAGGATTACGTTGATTATCTAAAAATTCACGTGTAATATTAATTGCACGAGTAGTAGATGATCCTGGTTCCAGATGAAGTTTATTCAATATGCTCATATTTTCTCCTTAGATGCCTTATTATAACACCTAAGGGATAATATGTCAAATTTTCGGCTTTTTTTCGAAAATAATTTTTTTACCGTCAGCTACTAAACACATAACACCTTCCGGATATGTAAAGGTAAGTGTAGATGTTTCGGTACTTTCATTTAGCCATAACGTAATTACTGCATCAGATCTCGGAATATGTAAAAAAGGAGATTCGTTATATTCTTCAATTGCTTTAAGTATGGTTTGAGGCTTAGAACACAGCATTTTTAAATTAACAAACTCACCACCTGGTACGTTTACTTGAGCTAGAGAGCTACTAGTCAGCAATAAGCTTGCTATGATAAGACTTAAACGTTTCATTTACTTCGTCCTTATAGTAGGATGTTAATCTGTTAAAAACTTGTAGATTATCATTCTCAACTGCTATGATAATACTAAAGGACGGTACATTTATTTTATACCGCTCTTCTAACATAAGAGCATAAGTAGTTGCTTGTAAGAAATAGTTATTAATCCATTCCTCACGCTTGCTGTTAGTAGAGGTTTTAAAATCAACAACAGCTATTGATTTGCCTAATTTGCAGACTAAATCGCATTTGCCTGCTGTTTTTAAAGTATCTGAATATAAAGAAATTTCTGAACCCAAGACAACATCGATATGCTTATCTATATAGGTTTTAACCTGATTAAAAAGCATAGTATTTACAGGCATTTGTTTTTTAAGATCTATGTCTTTATTAAGAACATAATCTTCTAAAAGAGCGTGAACTTTAGTTCCTCTAGCGGCAGCTCGATTAGTAATTTGATTGGCTTTATCTTCACCAACTTTTTGCCGCCATTCCAATATGCCACTCTTATCTGACATAGCAGAAAGTACAGTAGTAACAGAAGGATATCTATTACCTTCAGGTGTAAGATAATGTCTTACACCATCTTCATTAAGCTGTTTAATCTCAAGCGGCTTTAGAAAGTCGTGGATGAATTTCTTTGTCATAACTATCCTCGTGATCGAGTTTAGCGAGGATATAATCTTTTACAAGTGAACTTCTAACAATATCTTCTACTGTAAACTCAACTCTGGTAAATGCATTCATTCTACCAGCTATATCAAAAAATTTAAGTATTCCTGATTTATCGTTTTGTTTGCGTAAATCTGTTTGTCTATAATCTCCGCACCATATGATTTTTGATCGATATCCAACTCGAGTCATTACTGTATCTATCTCTTCAAAGTTCATATTTTGCATTTCATCTACTATGATAATAGCATCATCAAAAGACATACCTCTAATAAAAGAAGTAGAGATAAATTCTATATGATTCTGCTCAACCAACCTTTGATAAGCATCTCGTCTCTCAAACAAAGTTGAGCAAATTTGTATATAAGGTTGTTGATATATTTCAAGCTTTTCATCTGCATCACCCGGTAGATGTCCAATATCTCTAGATTGTACTGCCGATCTTACTATAATAATCTTGTTAAAAGGATTACCTTTATCCAGAACTTCTTCTATAGCTTTGTATAGTGCAATAAAAGTTTTACCTGTTCCAGCTACTCCGTGCAATGCAACAAAGTAATCGCCTCTTTTATATGCATCAAAAAACGTTTTTTGATTTTCAGTTAATGGTTCAAAAGTTTTAAGTTGATCTAATTTTATTCTTAAAGGGGGTCTAGTTGTTGGGGGTTGTTCAGTAGTTATTTGTGTGTTGCTTGATCGTTTTACCATTAGTAGTCTTTAATGTTGCTGCCTCTATTACCCTTCTTAATAGATCCGAGAAGATCTCTAAATCCAGCAGAAGGCCTCCTTAGTCCTAACCTAACCGGATCACTTATGCCTGGTGTAGTAGAAATATATCTTTCTAGCTGTGGATTACTTTCTTTAAAAGCATCCAACTCAGACATCTTCATAACATGAGTTTCTATCTCACCTGTTTCAAGATTTTTAAAATCGTAAGTTGGCATTTACTTTTTCTTAGTAGCTGTTTTAGCAGCTGTAGTTTTCTTTGTAGCGGGGCGACCTTTAGTGGTTTTTTTGGCTGGCTCAGCTACTGGTTCTACTACCGGTGATACTGCTTCTTTACGTTTAGGTACACCAGCTAAAAATCTAAACAATCCGTCTAATAGTCCCATGATATCTCCTTAAAATGTATCTTGATAATCAAGAATTTTTTCAAAATTGCCTTGTTTAAGTGCTCGGTCAAGGCTTTTAATTTTCTTCTTACTATAGTTTTGTTTATATTTTTTACTATAGTGTGAAGATTCTTCTGCTTCTATATTCTTAACGAATTTCTTTTTCGACTTACTCATATTAATATAATTGTGGAAAGGCTTTCTTTACGATTTCTGATGTTAAAGTTTTAAAGGGGAGTTTTTTATCTTTTACACTACAGATTAATTCAGCATCTTCTTTATCAATACCTTCTATAAACTGAATAAAAAGAGTTTCTCTTTTAAGTTTAGACATATTAGGATTTACACCCTTACAAAAAAGATAAAGTTTTCTAGCTTCTGCGTAGAGCCGGCCTTCTTGATCGAGATACTCGTTAGGTTTAAATGGAGGTTTACCGGTCGGGAGATCAAATTCTATACTAGGATCAAAAGCATATTTAAGTATGTTTTGTATCACAGTAGGGCAATTTTGTTGTAGAAGTTCAACTCTCTCTTGCTTAGATTTAGGAGCAGAGCATTCTTTTAAAATATTATAAATCGATTTTTTCATTAAAACTCATTAATATGTTCTATTAATAACTTACACTTATTATTTATCAAATAATTAAGTATCCTACTTTTATCTTTAGATTGTTGAGATCTATATTCCTTCATAATCTTAGATTGTAATATATCAGGTATATAGTCAAAACTAATAAGCTGGCTGTTTCTTTTCCACCCTTTAGAAATATCTTCACTTATTGAGCATAGCTGATCTTCTGACATTTCAAGCCATTGTTGTAATTTCTTAGAACTAATAGATTTCTGTCTTGTTCCAGTAAAAATAGAATCATCAGATGATAGAATATTAGGCACCCCATCCCCTCTATCACCTTTAATAATTAGCTCTCTTAATGATCTTTCTGGTAGATTTTCTATAATTTTTTTCTTATTGATAGGATCATATTGAGATACATTCCCATATTTTTGAAGTTGTTTAAAATCCTTATCACCTGAAAGAATAGTAATATGTGTTCCTGTATTGAGTATAGATGCATAATGTATAACTAGAGTAGCTATTACATCATCTGCTTCGGCACCTTCAACTTGTATTACCGGGTAATGAAAATTATCTTTTATTTCTAATTTAATTTTACTTAGAGTATAAAAAAGAGACGACCAATCTACATCTGATTCTTCTCTACTCTTTTTTCTGTTTGATTTATAAAAAGGAAATATTTCTTTACGCCACGACCTTTTATCATCACATGCGATGATAAGCTCTTCATTTTTAAACTTTTGTTTGAGAGAGCGTATAGAGTTAAGCACCATGTGTCTAAAGATGCCTTCGTCTATCTTTGTATTAGTATGACTGCCAACTTGAGCCATAAAATTGGCTATCATTACTTGATTAAGATCAAGAATAATCATTATTAATTACAATTTAACATCCATTAAGTCCGTATTAGTATATATGGTGCGGATATACTGAGCTAGATTATGCATTAATATTTGATGACAGTCTTCTACTACTCCATAGTTATTACTATTAATATGTAAATTAATTTTAGAGATATCTTTAGCTCTACCGCCAGTAAATCCTGTAAATGATATAGTATTAATTCCCAACTCATTAGCTACTTCTAATGCATTAATAATGTTAGGTGAATTACCACTAGATGAAATACATATTAAACAATCGCCTTGTTTACCTAAGTGTTTAAGTTGACTACTGAATACATGTTCATAACCATAATCATTAGCATATGCAGTGAGTAAAGAAACATTACTAGTAAGGCTAATAAATTTAGGATAGAGATTAGTGTTACTCTGAACACCTTTAGAATGGTCGCATGTAAAATGTTCGGCAATTGCAGCAGAACCACCGTTACCACAAACAAGTAGCGTATTACCTTTTTTAATACACTCAACTATTACATTAAAAGTGTCCGTAAGTGCTTGTATGTCTACAGAGTCTAGACCAGCTGATACACTGTTTCGATAGTGCATAAAAAAGGAAGTGGCACTATGCAGCATACACTACCTCACTACCGCTGTTAGAAAAATTAAATTTATATTCTTTAAGAGGTAATTTTGAACGTACCCTCTCCTGGTCTTTTAGAGGTACATATAACATCAAGAAACCTGTATTACCAGCTCCTAGCAATTTACCACCAAGAGCACCGTTATTAAGTGCAGTATCATAATACTCATCAATTAGTGGGGTACTAATATTAGCAGATAATTTCTTTTTAAGATTCCATCCATACCCTAATAATTGACCAAACTCATCAATTTCATTTCTTCTTAAATGGTTAACAGCAGTAATACTTTGGTTAGACATCTCTCTTAAAGTAAGTATAGATTCTTCTTCTTTATAATTAGCTGCTTGTTCTTTTAAGATATCATTAGCTACCCTATCACCACCTGTATAAAAGAACATTAGGTTGTTATTAAGGTTATCTAAAGTAGTAGTACTTACATCTAAAGAAGTAACTTGAGTACCCATATCAGAAAAAATGTACATATTAAACCCGCCAAAGCTGGCGGCATACTGATCTTGTCTGCCTAGACTCTCATCACATTTATTACGTTCGATTTCATATGCGATTTCTGCAATCTCATACTTATTATATTTTCTTATTTTTGACAGCTCTTGTAATGCATTTACTAAACCTACTGTGTAGGTAGATGATGAGCCGAGTCCGGTTCCTTTAGTTGGAATATCACAGAAAGAAGATATTTCAATGTTTCTATCAATTCCAAAATATCTTAAACATTCTCTGATTCTATTATGCTTAAGTTGTTTGGCGCTATCTACAATTTCAATCTCATCATAACATGCTTTAATACGATCTTGCGGAGATCTATTTACCACAATATACATTGAAGTATCTATTGTAGTAGAAATAATCATACTAATATTATTTTGAGAGAATTCAGGCAGATCTGTACCTCCGCCAAAGAAGCTAATTCTTAATGGTGTTTTAGTTACAATCATAATGTTTCGTATACAAATTTACTTGTTGAAGCAGCTGGTAGTTTCCTGCTATCTGGATTAGAATATTCTATTTTAAGATTTTCCAGCACATTAATCCACTGGTCTACAATACGTTGCCAATTAAATCTTTGATCAGCATATGTTTTAACTAGTCTAAGATAGTTTTGAGTAGACTCTTCTTTAACTATACTAATAGCATGATCTAAGGCATTATAAAAGATATTAGCATGAATGTTATGATTAATATCACCTTGATATAAAAAGTTCATATTTCCGCTAGTATCGGTTAGTCCGCCGTAGTTAGGATGTACGCATAGCATACCAGCGGACATTGCTTCAATTACACTTCTACTATTACACTCAAGCCATATAGATGGGTATGCATGAATATGAGATTTAAGTAGTGTGTCTCTAACAACCTCATTTTTAGCAAAACCATGATAGGTCATTTGAGGATGATTTCTTATCTTTTCATACAGCGGTTCAAATTGCTTATCAGCATCTGGCCATCCGTAAATAGAAAAACTAGAAAATACATCTAGATGAATATTTTTATATTTCTCTGCTAGTTTCTCAAATACAGGAACTAAAATACCTAGACCCCTTTGAGGGGTAGAAGAGTAAACTAATCTAATAGTATCATATTCTTTTTCTACAATAGGTAAAGGATCTATAGGTGTATCAATTACAACAGATTTATTGTCGTAAGGTATTCCTAATAAATTTTGATATCTACTGTACTGCCAGTTGCTACAAAAAACTAATTTATGAAATTTGTTTCTACTACTTTCATTTTTAAGATGATTAGTCTCTGGGTCTTCTGGTAGATCATGTAACCAGTATACTCTAATCTTATCTTCTTCTAATTTACGTACACGTGAGCATATAACTTGAAATTCATCAGCTAAACCTTCAGGTAAACGTTCGGCCAAACCACGTTTAACACTTTCAGTTCCTCCTTGGCTTTTCTCACTAACTTCATTCTCTTCAAACGGCATAACCTCTCCTATACCAATCCATTGTACTTTGAATAATATTATCAATATTACTATGCTTATATTCAAAGCCATCGTTTATAAATTTTGACGAGTTAGCAACTAAAAATGCAGGATCGCCTTCTCGCCTATCAGTACATTCACAGTCAAATTTACTAGTTGTAAATTTAGTAAACGCATGAAGCATTTCGTTAACAGTAATACCGCTACCTGTCCCTAGATTGTATACCTTTACAATATTATCACTATCATTTAACGCTTTTAGATGGGCGTTACAAACATCCAGTACATGAATATAATCTCTTACACATGTACCATCTCTTGTATTATAATCGGTGCCGAAGACTTTAAATGGTTTATTATTAAAATAACTATTACAAAGCTTCTGTAGTATATGACCTGAATCTAAATGATCACCTACATCACCGTAACCACCTGCAACATTGAAATATCTAAAAATAGTAATAGGTGTTTTATGTATCTTGTTTATAGCATGTAAATAGTATTCACACATAAGCTTACTATGACCGTAAGCATTAATAGGTTTCAATGAACTATCCTCATCAACCGCATAGTTGTTATCGCCGTATACTGCTGCAGTAGATGAGAAGATAACCTTGCCGTTCCATCCATTTAAATAAAATTGATCCATCATGCTAGACGTCTGACCAATATTATTATGATAATATAAAGAAGGTCTAGTCATACTATCCGTAACATCAGCAGATGCAGCTAGGTGGCAAATAGCATCTATATTTTCAAAATCAAAATGCGGTCTTAAATCATCACCTATTTTACTTAAGGCAAAAACATCCATATACTTACGTTGTATATCAGTAGCATTATTTTGATCTACACCATAGACAAAATTGCCGTTCTCTTTCAGAACTTTACATAAGATTGATCCAATGTAGCCTGAGCTACCTGTTACTAGGACTTTCAATTCTTTTCCTTAATTCTGATGTACTAAAACCATGACTTCTACTATTAAAGAATATCTCAATATTATTATCAAGACATGTACTCTTACCTGTAAAGTCTTTGCTTAAATAATCGCTACCAACAAATCTAACATCAATATTACGTGATAGTAATATTTCATCTATTTCTTTTTCGTAAACGTAAGGTACGATTTCGTTAATGAACTTTATACCTCTTAATTGAGTGTATCTCTCATACATGGATTGTACTGGTTCATTCTTTGTAGACCTTTCAATGCTAGGGTCACATTGTAAACCTACAATGAGATAGTCACAATTATGTGAACACTCTTCAAACATGAGTATATGACCTGCATGACACAGATCAAATGCACCAAAAGTAATACCTACTTTCATTCTATTACACCAAACTCAACACTAAGAATACTATCGTACCTAAAAGATCTCCACGATTCTTTTTCAATATCCCATACAGGTAGTGCTGAATCAGATCTTTGCTTTTTAGACTCTTTATCTGATTTAGGGACCATATCCTCTTTAAGAGTACATTTCATAGCTCTTTCAGAGCCATCGGCTTTCTTAAATTTGATAATAACAATATCAGATTTAAGAAGACCTTGGATCCAGGCTTTACCATCGTCAGTATTAAACATGTTCATAAGAATAAAAAAAAGGGAACATAAGTTCCCTTATTATAAAGTATTACCTAATATTAGGCAACTGCAGCTAGAGCGCGATAGCCAGCAGCAATAACCTTACGCGAAGGATTGCCTAGGTGATACTTCTGAACGACTCGTCCTTTAGTATCGGTAAAGGCGTCATTGTAGATGGGCAAGCCATCTTCCATGCGAAGCTGCGAAACAACTTTGCTGGGGCTAGCAATACCAAACTGAGCAGTAATCTGCTTAGCCGACATAGCACGGCCACTAAAAAGAGCCTTACGAAGTTTATCACGTTGAGTCATATTTTCTCCTTTAAAGTTACTAGTGTTTGCCTAATTGGCCTAAGCATTATAGGCTATAATTGATTATAAAATCAACTCCCTGTTACTTGACGATATTATAAGCTTCTTTTGAAAGCTTAATAAATGTACCTCTTTCGTTACGAATAACGAAATAAGTCTTACCGTCAATATACTCTTCGTTGACAAGGTCACCAAGAGTAATCTCGTTGTTTATTTTATTACGAAATTTTAGATTATATCTGGTCTGAAACTTAGTTCTTTGATTTAGTCTCATCATCTAACCTCTTAAATTCCTCTTGAGTACTACTACTGAACTTAATGTTAGTAAGCTGCTCAGCATAAGATACAGGTAATTGAAGCATCACAAAAGCTCTATAGTTAGTATCTTCTTTAATTACTTCTAATTTAGTTCTAGTAAAAAATGATAAGGTTTGCTTGGTAGTAATTTTAGAGATGCTATCGGTATGAATTCTAGCAATCTTAGTACCATTACTATCAGTCTCACGAACACTAGAACGCTGCAAGGATTCAACATCTGAGTTAAGATGCTTGGCTAAAAGTACTTGAGCATTAAACGTAGCTTTATCAATAGCATATTGCATATCGTTTGATATATCAGTGCTTGTAACCTTAATAACAGAGTCTGTAATATTAGCTTCTGACAAATACCATTCTGGTACCTGTAGACTGGTACCAGCCTTTGTTGTCTGCTTAATGTCCTCTTTTTTAGGTACAGAAGAACACCCAGCGATAACAGCTGCAGCAATTATAATAGAAGTTAGTTTAAAAGTTTTCATATCAATTCACAATCAAAGTTTCACGTCTAATAAGCCTTCTAGATTCCAAAGGTAATGCATCAACAATTTCCTGAACACCAATAATTGAAATATTATTTCTATCAAAATCTAAAGGTATTGTAGAGAACAAGAACAACATGTCATTACTTGCACCTAGTTCACCCTCATTCAAGACAGGAGTAATCTTCATATCATCAAAAGGAAACTTAAATGATCCCTTCACTGTATAGTTATTATAATCTAGAGGGAAAAGAATATCAAGTTTTTCGGATGCAGTTGCAAACACATACATGTAAACTGAATCTTTTGTATCAACATCATAATGTATAGGTGTACCTGCTTTATGAATGTCTTTACCTTTTACGGAAACATCTAGATATCTACCCGGTTTAAGTGATACTAAAATATCGACATAGCAAATATTATTATCTACTTTAATAGTCTTATCTAAAATTTTATCTACTATTGATGATGTAGTAATAGTAGTATCAGTATCGATATTACAAGTAATACATTTTTTATATTCCCTAGTAGTAATAGTCTTACCATAGGCTTTAAACGCTGCATCATTAATAGCTCGAAGCTCAGCTAGATGACAAGCATTTTTTTCACTATTAATTACGGCATACTCACCTTTACCGGAATATTGAGCGTAAGCCGATAAAGATAGTGCAGCTAGTAGACTAAGCGCGAACTTCTTGCCAACCATTTTTATCCAACATAGACATAATATTAGTCATCTGAGTACTATTAATAACTACTCGCTGCTTATGCTCTTTTCGTACTTCGTAAAGAATAAACGTACCGTGATTACAATAGAATCTAAATTCTGGACTATCTTTTTTTACGAAACGATGTAGAGGTATAAGTCCTTCAACTGAGTAAGAGCTACCATAAGACTTATATTTTCCCATAATAAAGACCAGCCTTTACAACATAAAAACTATCAACAATATCTGAAACAGGGTTGTTAGCAGATAAAGATAATTGTAGATGTTTTCTTATATCAAATCCAGTCTCGTTTAGGAACGCTTGCTCCATAGCAGCCTTATTACTATTACCTTTTCCGGTAGCTTGTTTTTTAATAACTGTTGGAGGTATTGTATTATACCTAATGTTTGATTTCCAGAGATTGTACTTAAGTATTCCGCAATTCTCTGCAATATTAAAAACTCTTCCTGTAGAGTTAAACGAATAATCTTCTATAAAAATAAATTCTGGACTAGTATCGTAAATAACACTAAATATCCACCCTGAGATATTATTATACCTTTCTATATCGCTGTTATGTTCTTTAGCAAGTGTTCCATATACAGGGTGTAAGTTAAAAGCTATCTTTTTATTAGTTGTGAGGAAGTAGAACTTACATTGATCGACGTTTACTTCCTCACCATTAAAAAAACAACAGGCAGGACTTGTTAGAGATAAGTCAATGCCTAGGATCTTCATCTTCTATATCATCCTCAATATCTTCATAATCTTCATAAGTATCTTCATTAATAGTTGTTCCGCAAAACGGACAAAATACGACGACATTTTCTGTAGTGTCGTAGATAGTCTCTACACTAAACTCTACATCACAATCGTAACAGACATTTGTTTTATTCATTAGCTTTCTTCTCCTTTTTAAGAAGAGTCCAAGCACCATAAGCTATAGCACCATAAGCTACCAAAGATGCGATAGATTGAAAAAATAGAATAACAAGACCTACTAAGATGAGAATAATACCATCATATGTTGTTCTTTCTAACGCTCTATCTGTTAACCAAAGTAAAAATTTAGACATATATCCTCCTATTTTTGTATTATTTCTATATTAGCTTTTTCTAATAAATCTAAGCCTTCCTTAGATCTGTACTGCTCACTCCAGTAAACTCTTTTTATACCAGCCTGAATAATTAATTTAGCACACTCTGTGCATGGTGCATGAGTTACAAAAAGATCTGACCCTTTGCTGTTGTTACCCTCTTTAGCCAGTTTTGTAATAGCATTAGCTTCCGCATGAATTACTTCTGGCTTTGTCTTTAGTGTAATATGAAAGCCGTCTTCTTCATATATTTCTTCTTCACAGGAGTTATCCCATCCACTAGGTGTACCATTATATCCAAACGAAATAATATTATTATCCTTAACTATAACAGCTCCTACTTGCAACCTCTTAGCGTAAGATAGTTTAGCTGTATGTCTAGCTATTTCAAAATAAAAATTAACGAACTTCTCTTTCATGCTTTTTCATAAAATAATTTACATAATAATTTTGTATTAGATAATGAACAAATCCTATAAGCTTTTTTTCTGTATAAAAATCAAATCTTTGAACCCAATTTAATTTTATTTTGTCAACTTCTTCTCTAAACTTAGACGCAGCTT